TGGCATTTTCGAGCATTTTTTGAACCTTTTCAATTTTATTACAGATAACATCTCTCGTATCTTTCGTATTGACATCAATCTTCATGATTGTAGCAGTGTTTAAGAGTTCTGATTTCTTCATTTGTCTACAGATCTTCTTACCGACCCGGAAATTAGTGTTTGATTTGTTACCTGTTTTATTCAATATTTTTTTACAGATTTCATCCTTCTTTGCGACACGGAATAATCCATCTTCTCCCTGCACTCTGAAATTAACTACACCCATACGACGTGCAAGATTGATGAGTTCGGGCTTCTTCATGCGTAAACATGTTTTGGCATCGAGGAGTCTCTTCGTGTACTTTCTTTTAGGTGGGGGTGTAACTTTCGCCTTCGCCTTCGCCTTCGCCTTTGGTTTAGACTTGGTCCGAGCCTTTACCCCTTCATCGAATCTACCAGTTACTTGAACCTGACCATCACTGTTTAAATTTTCAACCAACGTCTTACCGATCTGATAAGCCTTCAACAAATCCGCAGGGTTTTTAGCTCCCGATATTTGGATATTTCCAGACGTAGTGACTATAAACTTTGCGTCATTCATATAGATGTATAAGAATGGTGAAAGCTCTGGTTCATACGAAGCAGTCGTGATACCATACATTCTAGCACGTTGACTGATGTACACGAGACTTTTAAAGACACCGTTTACCCTAAACTGACCACTCAGGTTATTGTAGGTGAAAGGATTGTAGAAAAATGGTTGACGGTCCGTATACGTATTAACGACATAACGACGGATGAGTTCGGGTTGATTGGCGATATTCGTACCAATGAAACCACCTGAAAACCTAATTTTTCCATTTTTGTAGATATTAACAGTCACTCCCTTACTTTCACCAAAGTCGTTGGACAGTGTCATTTTAAATTGTGCCGTAAAAAACGCGATATTGATATTACCCTTGGGACCCGCTTCACGAGTATGGGAAAATCCTTCACGCATAGATCCATACCAACCTTTGATCTCTGTCGTGTCTAAATAAAGACCTTCGCCGATAGCTGTTTTTGGGAGGGGGGTTTTCATCAATATCTTTTTTATATCGATGATGGCATCCTTCTGACCGAATCCGGAATCTACTGTTGCGTTGAACATACCAGGATTGAGTTTAGTCATCTCGAGTGTCGTAATGTCACTCGATGCCAATAATTGACGAATATTATTGTTCGTCAAACCCCCAAACTCATTGTTTTCAAATTCTCTGAAAGCTCCTTCGTAGGACTGGTTATTGACCATATTCTTCTGAAGAAGTTGGGGGACTCGTACATCTCTAGGGAGTACGGTACGTTCACGCTCTTTTCGGAGCATGTTCTCTTCGAGTTCTCGTGCAAAATTATTGTCCGAGTTCGAGTTCGATCGTTGAATCTCGACACCAGACTGACGGACAAATTCTTTTATCCTCTGGCTCATAGTAATAGATGATGATATTTTTTTTTAGTATCCATTGGTTAATATTTCTTCATTTTCATCAATGACATCTACACCATAAAACACTGGTTGCTTTCGGTACGAGCGACCCTTGTATGTAACTGCTTCTTCACGTACTTCGATGCCATATGAACTGAAGGGTCCAGCGTAAGCATCTGGATTGAAGCGTGGCTTTCCCATATTGAGAGTCTGCGTACAATGTAAAGTGTATGCTGGAGTAAACACTGACTGGGGTACGAATAATTTGAGGTCTCGATCAACTGCACTACTCTCGAGGAAGTTTGTAAGGGAACTTGTCACCATCGCGACTTGTTTTTGAATCTTCTTGAAGTACGCGGGAACAACAGCCCATGCGTCTCGATCGGCATATTTCTGACCATACTCGACATAGGCACGTACACATTTGAGTAGAATTGCCGGGATCTCCTTGGCGAGTTTGTTGGTGAGGTGTGGGTCAGCATCATGATCCTTTACTTGCTTGGGGAAGTCGAAGACCAACAGACGTCTCAAAATAGATCCGGATGCATCTTTATAATCTGGGAGTTCGTTACCGGCCATACAGCCAGGTGTAGTCCATTTAATCGATTTAGGTTTCTCATGTTTAATCGCGACGCTAACATCTTCACCACTGATGATAGATTGTAGTTCAGCTTGGTTGAGACTCATATTATTCTTACACTCGGGTGCGATGAACATGAAACCATCGTAGATACCGGAAAGACCAAACTGTTTTTCTGAGTTTGAACTCAACGTTTTGACATCCTCTGCCTCGTAAAACCTCTGAAATACGTTCGTCAATAATGTAGACTTACCGGTTCTCGCCACACCCTTACAGTACATAGCAATCTGCCAACCATCAAGGTCGTTTACATCGAAACAAAGTCTGCCCCCCATTACATACATCCATCTAGATACATCCTTATCAAATCCCTGATAGTCCAGGATACTCTGGAAATATGGTGTTGGAATATCCCACCAATCTTCTAGGTGATCGTAACTTTCGAACATCTGATCAAAGTATTTACAGCTTACGATCGTGGGGTCGAGACATTTATACTCTTTACTTTCGTAACTATAGAAGTTAGATATGAACTTACCAGTGGCCCGGACACATTCTTTAGCTATGAAGATACCATTTTTGAAACTCCAGACATGGCGGTTTTTGGAGATTTCAGGGAACTGCATATCGTGACATTTCGATACGAAACGAATGACGTCGTTAATCGTATTACCACGGGATGTTAAGTTTTCCCAGTTCGCACGATTCGTTTCCTTTTGGGAAAACATGAACACTTCAGCTTCGATTGATCGGTTTGGTTTCCACGCACGTGTTGTATACCCATCCGGTGTAATTATTTGGGTACAGCAATACCCCTTATACCGTCGAATGTTGTTGGTGTACGTATGGTTGAGGAAAGAAATAAGGGACTGTTGATAAGGGGATAATGTATCAAGTGCGGTAGTGTTACATCTATATAATACCGGGTCACATTCCGTGTTCAAGGGTTGACACGTGGGATTATTGATTCTTTCGTAGATTCTCGCATGTCTGAAAACAATTTGGAACGCGTCATCCACTTGTTCGATCAGTCTATTGATTCTAAACGAAACGTTCAGACCATCGTCATTGGGTTCGTAATCAGAAATCTCCAGGGCGGTCGCTCGATGAAACATCTGACCCATCAACGAGATGACTCGGCGATGGGAAGAAGCAGTATGTTCCATGTCGACACGGAATGGTTTACCCGTTACTGGGTTGATTTCTTCGGGTCTAAAAAAACGTTTGTATCCCAACTCTGACGGGATCGATGTATTATTTTTGATACCCATATCCCATTCCTTTTCCTGTTGTTCAAGAAGTTTGAGGAGTTCATCAGAATTGATGGACTGGACTTTATTTTTTATAATCTCCATATTCGATTGAAGTTCGTCGGCATCTTCGGATATGTAGTGGGTTGCCATGCCTCGATTTACTAATACTCGCATCTATTTTTTAAGCTAACTTTCCAAGCATCTTTATCAGGATTTTGTTTTGCATCTGCATCTGCTGTACCAAACCAACAAGGGCACTACAAACTGTATCACCCTCGGGGGTTGTGAGGATATCGACCAAGTCGATACCAGCATCTTCATCTATGAACATCTCTTCCTCTTCCTCCTCTTCCTCTTCTTCCTCCTCTTCCTCCTCTTGGGGAATTTCCCCTTCTTCGATTTCGTCGGTGTCGGTGATCATTTGTGTTATACAAAGAAAAGACCAATGTCCATTTTTCGCGACGTGCGGTATCAGGCCAAATTAAAATGTTACTATATAATACAAAACTCTCATAATGGCCGGTGGTCTCATGCAACTCGTAGCTTACGGCGCCCAGGACGTCTACCTGACGGGTAACCCCAAGGTAACTTTCTTCCAGGCTGTCTACAAACGCCACACCAACTTCGCGATGGAGAACATCGAACAAACCACTAACGGTAACCCCTCCAACAACGGCCGCATCTCCGTGACTGTCGCCCGTAACGGTGATCTCATCGGTGACATGTACGTTGAATTGACCTCCAAGACCACCCTCGTCACCGCCACTGGTGCCGCGAATGACTGCAACTGGGTCGCCGAGCGTGCGATCAAGACTGCTGAACTGTCCATCGGTGGTCAGCGCATTGACAAGCACTACCAGAGATGGTGGCGCATGTACTCCGAGCTTTACTTGGATGAGTCCAAGAAAGCT